CACATCCGTTTTTATCTCCGCTAATGAGCCAACATAGACCGGAAGAGGGTAATATTTAAGGTTTGGTCTATAATCTACGTGATAAATTACTCCCCTTTTCTGCTCCGGATCTTTAGGATTGTACCTTTCTAAGTACTGAATAGGTGGTTTTGAGTTTTTTGTTCCTTTATCTGTGATCCATTCGTCAGAATATTGGATCCCACCATCTAAACCTACTCGAATATTAGCAAAATCTATGTGATGATACTGATTACCTACTCCGGTTTTAATGACTTCTATGGCATATCCGTTAAATAATTCGTAGTCAAGCGACAATCTCTTTAATAAACTTGTCCAATCTTCGTCTATATTAGCGGATGCAAGCCATTTTTTAGTCTCTAAATCATCACTAAATAGACCATTCCCAACTGTATAGCCTACTTTACCATTAATAATAGCGTTATGAGTACTACTATCGTTGTACAAATCTATTAGTTCGAATGGATATAGGTTATCTACATCAAAATAAACTAAGTTTTGGTTCGTTTTTTCTAAGAATTTAGGTACTTCAACCGAAGCAAAATTCGTTATAGCTGAAAAGTTATTCATAAATTATGGTACTTTCTTGGTTCGTATACGAATATACTACTTCTTGTGGTTGTTTTAGCCTTAATATCCCCTTATGTATTTCTACTCCGGTAGTTCCGCTAAGTGATTCAGCGTTTATTATCGTATATGGATAGTCTCCGTTGTTCGGTAAATCTATCGTTGCGTTTGCAAGGTCTTGAGTTCCTTCGATTAACTCAAAAGCTACATATCTGCCGTTAACATTATCCGGTGCTGCTAATGTAACATTAACCTCGTACTCCGCAGTTTCAATGGTCATCGTATAATACTCATATTCTACCTCGTTAGAGATATTGCAGTATATGTAATTGGTTGTATCTTTTATTATAATGTCCATTGTATAAAAAAAAGCCCACCACCGGTAAGTAGTGGGCTATATTATTTAGAGTTAATACTCTTATGGTAAAATAGTAAATGCATCAACATCTACTGAATACATAGGCTCCGGCTCTTGACCTTGAAAAGAAAGGCTATAACCATTTCTATCGCCTAATGCAGTTCCGGTTCCGGTATCTCCCGACACTAAACGGACTCCGTTAGTTGCTCCCATTAACCAATAAGCACCATTGTTGTCCTTAATGATTACAGATAGTTTTGCTCTTGCAAGCATCTTAATTTGATTTCTCTTTGCAGTATCCATCTTGTTAAGTACATAAGTACAAGTTTGGTCAAAATAGCTTGTTCCGTTCTGAGCGTTTACCGTTGGATTATCGTTCATAGTAGAAGCTGCACCTTGAGCATTTGTACACTCATATTTATAGTAAGAAAGTTCGGTTGTACCATCAGAAGTAATTGAAGATACTACTCCACTTGCTTCTACGATAGTAAACCCATCCGGCATATTAGCGAAATAGAACTCCGCTATACCACCGGCTGAATCGTTACACCCAACTACAAATCCACTTGTTAAATTACACGCCATAATATTTATCTTTTAAATTAGTTATGGTGAATAATTAAGATGCTAATGTAAACTCAACGATTTCGTTAGGGTAAGCAACTTGAAGACCTCTCTTAAATTTAACTCTGTAATAAACTTTGTCATCTTTCTTTTCGTACCACATATCAAACTCCTCTTCGTCATTAGTAAGATCAAATCCTAAGAAGAAATTTTCTTGAGTACCAAAGAACATTCTGTCAGTACCATCAAGACCTACAACGCCTACAAGAGTAACGTTTTTACCCGGTATAGATACTGAGTAATTAGCCCAAGAAGTAGCATCTACGTTGTAAAGGTTTTTAGCATTTAAAGTATCTACATATTTATCGAAGTTATCTTGTCCAATAAACAATACTTGGTTAGCAGCAGACTTTAATTTAGCCGGTCTTGCATTACATATATTGTTAAGGATTGTATCGATGTTACCCGAAGCACCTGCAGTAATAGAAGTAGCAGCAGAAGTGTTACCATCAACCGCAGTAGTTGCAGCATCGATTATTTTGATAAGACCATCGTACTTGTTTATGTATACGTTAGCCGAAGCAGTATTACCTTGCCAATCTGCAACCTCGTTATGCTCCATAATAGTGCTTATAATAGAATTAGCTACCTCAGCTTCAAAAGTCATACCATCAGTTTCAGCGTTGCCAGCTCTTAGCAAGATTTGAGTGTACTTAGGTATTAAATCTTTCATACAGAAACCACTAAAGTAAGTGATTTGACCAACGGTGATATCTCTGTTAGAGAATACTACGTCGCCTGAAGCAGTAGGAGAACATCCGCTACCATCTTGTGGGAAAGCGGTTACCGATAAAAGGTGAAGGGCATCAGTTTTCTTAACTCCTGATTGAAGAG